ATGGATATTATGCATGAATATGTACTTTATTTAAAAGAAGATGGACATTCTGTCTTAGCATATATTACTCCGTGTTTCCAGGTAGACAGGCAATTTTGGAAAGAGCAGAACGGACGAAGATTGCACATCATTGGCAAAAGTAAATCACTTGCTTTAATTTTTGCGATTAGGAATAGGGTGAACCAAAAGATTACACAGCAACTAGCTGATGGAAGGCTCCTTGCTAGCACACTCAAACAGGTACGTTCGTTGGCTGAAGGATACACGAAAGAGGCAAATCGCTTATATGTAAGGGAAACGGGTGGAAAGCAGTCGTACGGGCGATCTTATGTGTTTAGCTTTGAAGAGATAGAAGAAGCAATGCAGATTGATAAGTCTAGAGTGCTAGAAAAAGGGAATGCAATAGAGTTCCTTGTAGGAGGCAATCAGTGGACGCACCAACTATTTTTTAAACTACAAGGTAGGGCGTTATTATTTGATGAAGTTAAGAGGCTATGTTTTCAAGAAGGCAATGTGACCAGAAATGATCTAGAAATCCTTATTATGTCTTTGCAATGGCTAGTTCTACAGGGAAAAGCAGAGTGGCGCCCTAGTATCACTCTTGAACTACAGCAGTCCTGGTGGCAACGCCGATTGTCTTATCATTGTGAGCGATGCAATGGTGTAGAGGAGATTGAGCAGACAATCTGCGAGAACTGTCAACAACCATGCTCCTACTGCTACAGTTGTCTCTCTATTGGAAGGTGCAAGTGCTGTGTTCCTCTTATATGTGTACCTGCCGATTTTTCAAGTCATTCAGACTCGTACGTTAAACAACTTGGTAATCCCGAAACCTTCTTGCGGTGGAATGGACAATTTTCTAAAAGACAAGCGATTGTAGCCAAAAAGGTAAGGGAGTTCGTCTTTTCCAAAGAACGGAGGTTCCTTATTTGGGCGGTATGTGGAGCAGGGAAAACGGAGCTTGTATTTCCTGCTATTGATGCAGAGTTGGCTCGTGGAGGGACCGTTTGTATTGCCACTCCTAGAAAAGACGTAGTTTTGGAACTAGCACCACGTTTACAAAAAGTATTCCCGTCTATTTCAGTGGTAGCTATCCATGGTAGCAGTCAGCAAAAATGGGAGCAAAGCCGTTTAATTATTTCGACTACACATCAGATGCTACGGTGTTACCAGCGTTTTTCTTTGATAGTAGTAGACGAGGTAGACGCTTTCCCGAGCATAACAATAGGTATACGATTAACGGACATCTAATTGTACTCAACGAGTTCAATTAACGCTGGAAAGGGCTTACCTTTCCTTGCTACTACTTTTTGAACTGGTGTATTAAGCACCACTTTGCTAAAGATAGTTCTAATTATTTTATTCTTATCATGGTCGCCGAGTACATTCCATAAGTCAGGAAGCTCAATCATCAGTTCCAATACATCAGAATTTGAGACATTCGCTTTTACCTGTGAATTAATTATTGCTAACTCATTTATCAACTGGGTTTCTAATTCACGTTCCTCTATGGTGCGCTTACGTAACTCTTCCACTGTAATAAGTTCTTCTACATATGCGTATTGCCATTTCTTTTTTCTATCTGCAATTTTAAGTAACTGTTTTTCTAAGTCATTTTTAGTGATGTCTAATTGAGTTTTTTTCTTGGTTGATTCTTTTGCAAGTTTCTTAACGTTTTTATGATCTATTTTAACTTGGGCCAAATGATCCATAATAAGTTCCTCAACTAAACGTTGCCGAAACATAGGCATATCACACCCTTGGCCTTGTTGACGTTGTGCACAGAAGTAATTTATATGTATTAGATCAGAACCGTCGGCAGATTTTCTTTTCAGTGTCTTACCAGACATAGAAGAACCACAACGTCCACATCTTAATACTCCAGAAAACCAATAGTTAGGACTCTTTGGTTGACTGTAGAATTGACGCTTTTTCATATAATCAATACATTCTTGGTATTCTTCTAAGGAAAACACAGCTTCATGGTCACCTTGGTGGATTATACACTCAACACGTTCTTCTTTTTTGCGAGTTGCGTACTTTCCATTTGTCTTCTTTCCACCCCATCTGATTTGACCTGCATAATAAGGATTTTCTAATACATAATAAATTGAAAAAGAGGACCATTTTACATTTCGTTTAAGTACACCTTCGGCATTCAATTTTCTAGCTATACTCCAATAGCCTTCCCCGCCTAAATAAAGCTGTCTAATTCTACGTAGAATAGTAGCTTCTTCAGGAATAAGTTCACCATCTTGGTTATATCCGTAAGGGATTGGGCCACCAGGTCGTCTTCCTTCTTTAATCATTTGTTCCATCCCGAAGCGAACTCGCTCACCAAGATTTTCACGTTCCCATTGAGCTAGAGCAGCTACTAATGTTATAAAGAGGCGCCCAATGGCTGTTGTTGTGTCATAAATCTCAGTAGCGCTTTTAAATTTTACTTCATGCTTATCAAACTCTTGAAGAAGCTTGTAGAGGTCTAGAACGGATCGTGTAAGCCTATCAAGGCGGTATACTAATACAATGTCTATCTTCCTATTTTTAACGTCTGAGAGAAGCCTCTGAAGCTCTGGACGATCGATGTCTTTTCCACTCACTCCTTCATCTATATAATAATCAAATATATCCCAGTCTTGAGAGTGTACAAATGCGGTCAGTTTGTCTTTTTGAGCAGGAATAGAAAAACCTTCTTGTGCTTGTTCATCTGTTGAAACACGGCTGTATATAGCAACTCTCATGATTAGAAATGCCTCCTGTCGTAATCTATAAATACAGTTTACAAGATATAGACTATTATTCCAATTTGATGTACTGCTTTGCTCTTGTTGATTCTTTAATAAAAAACTAAGACAGCCAACGATATCGTTATGGCGATCTTAGTTATGAAAAGTATAGCGCAGAATTTGCAGTTTAAGGAGACGACTCTTGAGGGATTGTCTATTATACCAACAGTAGGTGAGTCAAAACCTGCGTCTTTGTTATGCGTTTGTACACTCATAATACCTCATTAAGTAAACTGATAAACAGTACAAATAGTTAGACAATATGGAAAATAATCATGCTATAATGGCTAGGTACAATAGAATAGGCTCTCTCAATGGCGATCTTGGCTCATCCCCATGTCACAGTAACAAGGGGGTGATGCGCATGTCCGTATACGAAGCTCTTATGGTAATGTTTGCTTTTGGAACATTTATCATTGCTTTAGTTGGGCTATTTTACAAGATGACAAAAAAGTAAGATCGCCATTGAGCCCACAAAAGCTAGACGATCTTACTCCCTGATTTGAGCCAATCCCATTGAGGGATGGTCTATTGTATAAACCGTAGGTGTTGGTAGCACCTGCGGTTTTTTTTATTTTAGTCAACTTTCGAGCCTTGTAGTACATAAAGGTAATTCTTACGCAACAAAATGTAAGCTATACGAACATTTTACAGTTAGTGAAGTGAGAATACAACACATTTTATGTAGAAAGGCAATAGGCATTGAGAAATACAAAAATGAGTTATTGGAGAGCTAGGCTATATTTCCTAAAAATTAAATAGACCAATCGGAAATTTATTCCTATACTAAAAAAGATGCTTTAAATGTCAGGAGTGAGGATATGCACATATTGACGTTATCATTAGGGTCTTTTGCTGAATACTTTGTTATTTTTATGCTACTTCTATCACTTTTTAATTTTGGTATACGTGAATTTTTTGCAGAAGTTATGTTTTCGTGTTTATTGCTATCATTTGTTTCTATCTCGATCAGTGAAGGATTCCACTTAGATGATGTTGCACCATTTATACAATTAGTAAGTTTTATTTTGGTTTTATGGGGAGTTTTTCAGTTTAATATTTTTTCTTCTTTTTTAATGGGGAGTGTGTATGTTGGTTATGGATTTTTACAAGCCGTTTATTTAAAAACTTTGGAATTTATAGGTTTAGCTACTTTGGAGCAAGTTCAAGCGGGCGGTACTTCTTTCTATGTGCTACAGATATCAAGTATTATTCTAACATTACTTATCGCTGTAGGTATAAGCAGGTTCTTTCGTGGTTTTGATGTAGTTCATCCAGGGAGAAGCAATAGATTTTCTTTAAATAGGACTAATTTAATTCTGCTTGCCTCATCAGTTAGCTTAATATGGATTTTCGGAGTCGGTTTCTTTTTAATGATGAATAGAGGTGGTAAAAGTGAGATTTATACATTTTTAATTTTTACTGCATTGAATATAGTTGTATTTATTTATTTGTTAAAAAGAAAACATAGAGGATAAAAAATGATAGACATAATAGCTAAAAAAATTAGTATAGCAATAAAAAAGGCTAATCCAGATGAGACTGCAAGTATAGAGGTGCTTCAATATGCTCTTGTTATTTTAATAGGCAGTTTTTTTGCGATTATTATTTCACTTACCATTGGAGCTACCACTAATAAATTTAAGGAAACTGCACTTGTTTTATTTTCCTTTGCATTACTAAGGTTTTTTTCTGGAGGATACCATTTCTCTACATCTATGCAGTGCTCCATAACAACAATTATTTTCTCAGTTTTACTCCCACACATTCCGATTAGTAATACAGTAAGCATCAATTTATTGTATGTAAGTACTATAATTACTGCTGTGTATGCACCATCGGGGATAGAAAGACAGTCAAGGATTCCTAAAAAATATTACCCGGCATTAAAAATAATCTCGATATTAATTGTAAGTAGTAATTTGATAATTGGGTCTCCGTTAGTTACAAAGGCATATTTACTGCAAGCGTTAACATTAATGTTTGGAAGGAGGTGATATTAGAAATGAGTAAAATTGCAAAGTACTCATCTGTGTTTTTATCTGCGGTTGCTTTATTCGTGGTATCAGCAGCTTCACCATGGTTTACACATAGCCCTGAAGCACCAAAAGAATTGCTCAAGAAATAAGGCGCGCCTAATGCGCCTTATTTCCATACGGGAGGATTCGATGTGAATAGCAAGTTGGAATTACTCGTTGTTGAAGACAAAGAAGCTCATCAATACACGATAAAAAAAGTCCTAGAGAAACGTACTGATATTATAAGAAAGATTAAAATAGTGAAAAATACCCGTGAGGTTTTAAATATATTAAAAAAAGAATACTTCAACTCGTTGTTGCTTGATTATCAATTGCGTAGTGAGACTGCTTTAGATGTTTTAGAGGTTTTATCAAAGGAAGGATATAAGGTACCCTCCGTTATCCTGACTAATGATGCACAGCATGTTGACGAGATTAAAGCCAAAAAACTGGGCTGTTCTCGAATTTTTGATAAGTTTGGGTATTATGGGGATGACTCTGCCTTAGACCGTTCAGTAGTGGAATTATTGGAGAGAGCTAAGTATAAAGATTTCATGGAAGCTAATTGTATCTTAGTTCCGGCCTGTATTGATGGAACCATAATTCAAATACCTGCACCGGAGATACTAACGATATGTAGTACTTACTTAGGAAGGGCAATCTATACTGAGAGTGGTGTAGTAAAAACAAATCTAAATTTTAAAGTTTATGAACAGTATTCCTATCCACAGTTTGCAAGGGCTGCAAAGGATCATGTAGTAAATCTATCCAAAGTAGAGTTTTGCGATTCTAAATACAGATTTATTATTTTAGAAAAAAATATACATGTAATAGAGAAGATTGAGATTCCTAGAACGAATCGAGAGAAATTCAAATTGGCTTGGGAGCTCTATAAGGGGATGAATTAAAAAGTTGTCAAGGATGTTTTTTTTTTGTTTTTTTATCATTTAAGAAATATAAAACAACATAAACTTCAATAAATCACCTATTTTTTGTAAGAAATAAATGTTACAGATGCATTTCATTTTTGTAAAATACACTTTTAAATTTTCCCAAATAACACCATGTTATAATATTTTTAGGAAACGGAACAAGGTTTTTACAAAAGGAGATGCTTCTATGAACTTGATTAAAAGTTGCAATCAACACATAGTACAAGATCCTGTTATTCAAAAAAAAATCGTAATTATTCTAAGTAGTATCATTATAAAAACTAAAGAGAATGATTCAAACAAAAAAAGGAACTGTTTGTCGTAATTAAGACAAACGGTTCCTTGCTTTTTTTCCATAGAGATAAGTAAGGGCTTGTTCAATAATATCTTTTTGTTCATGTGGAGGTAAATCTCTAAGATCATTAAAAAACTCACTAAGTTCGGAAGTTATGGTAATACCTTTAAAAAAATTATTCTCTCTTACGATATGGGAATCTGAATTTGGACCTAAGAGATCGCTTAGAGCTAAGTTATTTCGTAATGCTAGTTCTTGCAATACTTCGAGTATCTGTAACTTCTCTTCAATCCCAGCATCTTCAAGTAATTCATATAATTCGTTTGAATTTCTTATAAAGTGTTCATCATTCACAACTACTCCGTTTTTCTTAAGCTCTTCTATTAAATCTCCACGTATGTTATCTAAAAGATTTCCATTTCTATCAGTTATTAGAGTTACAAAGCACTTGATAGTGTTATTGGTAAGTTCCGATGCACGCGCAATTTCATTAAATATTTTTTTGACTTCCTCTGGAGCCTTTTCTTCATATGCCGCGATTATTAATGCATATGGATCGCCACCTGTAATCTCTGCTAATGCTCTTGACAGTTCTTCACTAGCAGGCGGAAGTTTACCATTTTGCAATTTGCTTATATGCCCTTTATGAGTTGAATAGCCTCTTTCTCTCAATGAGTCACTAATTTGGGTAAGACTTAAATTGCTTTTTTCAATATATTCCCTAAGCAAATCTGAATATCTCATACAGTCTCTCCCTTTGATTCGTTGTAATTATTTTTACAACACTATGATAGCCTAAAAAATATTTTTAGAATACTGTTGACATATAAAATATAACGGTGTAATATTCATGGTAACAGGTGTTGTTAAATAAATTATAACGTTATGAAAATTGTAGCAACAGAAAAAGGGGGGGGATTTGTGAATTACTCAGAGATTCTTCGTATGGCAATTTCTAACAAAGAAGTGAGTTTAACCGAAATTTGTAAGCAAATTCGTAAGCATGGATACAAAACTAACAAAACATATCTTAGTAAATTACAAAACGGAAAGACACCACCTGCAAGCGATAGTTTCAACCAGATAATTGCTGAGGTTCTCGGTATCGATCCTATTGAGTTAAAAACGGCGGCATACAGAGAAAAGATACCACAAGAAGTTTTGGAGAAACTCCAATCCTATTCAAAAGTAAATAGCGCTTGAAAGGAGTAGAAACGTGCCAAGGAAACGAAAAGACCCCGCGTTAATAACTAGTGGCCGAACTGAAGGAATGTCCGAAAAAGCGATACAACGACTTCATGTGCTAGTGAGTGAGTTCTATGTGAAATATGCCTCTCAGTTATGTGAGCTATACCAAGATAGAAAGGCGAACACATATGAATTACAACAAGAAACTATTAAATCTGCTTGAACCTCTCATGGCTAAAGCCACGAGATTCCTGCGCTATCACATCCAACGAAGTGAGAATTAGCAGGCTATCCCCGTAGTCCCTACGGTTATTGAAAAAAGTGTACGTTGGACTCTTCTCTCCGACCTACTGCTTGGTTTTCGCTTTTCGGTCAGAGAGGACGAAGGTGCTTGAATGTTTTACGTCACAAAGCATTCCTTGTGGCAACCCCATACATTCAGTTTTCAATGAGCAATCTGTACAAGATAAGTATACCTGCTCTTGTTAGTTCTTCAAAGAAGTAGTCGTACAATTGACGTGCCAAAAGACACGCCTTGTCCGAAGCTGATTCATCTCATGATTATTATCGCGAGTGTTCTCGGCTAATTCATAAAAGACTCCCCCAGGTGAGCAGCCCGAGGGAGAGCATGAAAGATGAACACACTTTAATTGTAAGCCTGTTTAAGGCGAAAGGGAGACAAATTTCATGGCAATTCAACCGAGTTTGATATGGAATTTCGGGGAATATTTACGACATTTTAGGGTTCACGGAGGGAACCACGACTTTTCAACACAGGTCAAACTTGCTAAGCACCTCCGTATCGATCCAAAGAAAATTTCGAAGGTGGAATGTGAAAACGAAAGCATCGATATCGAGACAGCAGCCAAATGGTGCAAGGCAGTTGGATGGTATGAAGGACTGGACCTGCTTTCTAGCAAGATTGGTCTTGATCCATTTGGGCTAGTTCCGGTAAATCCAAAGCTTAATGAAAATGTATTAGCCTCACTCAACAACCTACATACTCAGCTAACAGAAGCATTACGTGCAGTAGAGAAGTTACTAGAAGAGGAACGTAAAGCCCAACCAGCTATAGCAAGAGGAGTTTATGAGCCTAACAAAAACATGGTGATGTACAAAAAAGAAGTTGCCGATTGCATTCCAGCAGTTAAAACATTCTTCTATGCTAACGAACGACAAAAGCGTGTTGGAATGAAAGAAATAGGGGCTATATGGAATCAACAGGCTTTAGACGCTCTGGTTGCGATGCCAAGGCCTGATGAATTAAGAGCTTCAGTAGCTCTGTGAGAGGAGGTGAGCAAGTGAAAGAAATGCTAGAGGGCTTGGATGAAGAGGAGCTGTATCACATCATAAATGGGATGCTTGATCTTTCGAAGATTAGTCTAAGAGATGGAAAAATCATTGATGCAAAAAAAGCAAGAGATTATTGCAAGAAAGGTATCGGATATCAAGGTAACACGTCAGGTCGAACAAGCTAAACAAATTCTAAACAGGGAGGTAACAGCTTGAAAATCATACAAACGGACAAGCCTATTACAGGCAGATGGATTGCATTGGTTGGTACAGCCAAGGAGATCAAGAAATACGTTGGTGAACAAAAAGGAAAAACCGCCTGCGGCAAACAGACGGCTTAAAGAACCTAAGGAAAATTTTGTACCTCTACCATAACAAATAATTGGAGGTTGGACAAGCGAATGAACAAAGAAATCGTTACAAATGAACTGATCGGCGGAACGTTTGACCGAATGGTTTCTTATAAAACTAATGGCACTCTAGAAATAGAACAAATACCGGAATGTAATGCAAAAACTGGCTGGACACCAAGACAAACCGTCACCCTTCGTGATTGGGAAGAGATCGTAAAGCTTAGGGATTTCTTAAATGAATTAGCTCCTGTAAAAGCAACTATCAAAGAGGAGGACAAACGCCATGCCAACATTGCTTGATTTTCCAGAACATATTGAATGTACAGAACCATCTAGACAACGTTATATACGCCGTGACATTACAGCTTTCGATGAGCAAGCAGATAACTTATTTAGACACTTAGATAGCCATATTGAAGAAATTATATATGTGAGAGACACGCTTGCAGATCGTTCTATACAAGAAAATAGACAAGCAGTTAAAGACCTTACAAAGCAACTTCTAAGTGAACTGGGGTAATGAAGCACACTTTTCCACTCCCTGAGCTATACAGAGCTTTACATGATGAACAAACATTAAAACGGTTTGCAATAGCATACATGCAACGGAATTTCCCAAATTGGAAGCCAGTTCAAATTGTTAGTAATAAAGTGCTTGCTGAATATATAGGGCTAGTTAGCGAGAAGGAGTGAAAGAAATGCAGGCCCAACGATTAGTAGATACAAGGAATATGGGGCATGAAGAGTGGCTGGAATATCGACGCTTAGGTGTTGGGGGATCAGATGTAGCAGCTATTTGTCAGATGAGTCGGTATAGATCGCCAATGGCTGTGTACCTTGAAAAATTAGGAGAAGCCTCAGCTATTGAAGATAATCCGAAAATGAAGGCAGGGCGCATGTTAGAGCCACTTATAGCTGATTGGTTTGCAGAGGATACAGGTTATAAAGTGTGGCGCCAAAATGCAATTTTTCAGCATCCTGAACATGATTTTATGTTAGCGAATATTGACCGATGGCTACCAGGTCAAAACGCAGGGCTAGAATGCAAGAACACGGCTGAGTATTGTCGGAATGATTGGTCAGGAACACAAGCCCCTACAGAATATATCCTTCAGTGCAATCACTATATGGCTGTTACAGGGGCAAATAGATGGTTTATTGCGGTACTTATAGGCGGTTGGGATTTTCAGTGGAGAGTCATTGAGCGAGATGATGAGCTAATCAAAAACCTAATTACGGTGGAACGTGAGTTCTGGACCAATCATATAAAAGCCAAAATCCCTCCAGCATACTCTCAACAAGACACCGAGTATTTAAGTAACCAATACCCTGAATCTATTTCACAATCCAGTATTGAACTTCCAGAAGAAGCCTATGACAGTATACAGATGCTTTACAGGGCAAGGGCTGAAAAGAAAGATGCAATGAAACGTGAAGAAACAGCCGTGAATCAAATCAAAGGATACATGAAAAATCATGAATTAGCTTACTTTCAGGGTGAGTTAAAGTTCTCTTGGAAAACCGGAAAGAGAAGCAGAACATTCAGAGTTATCGGAGGAGAAGAATAAGGATGACAACTGATAAAAAAGTAGATCAGTCTAATATCTCAAAACAACTTGCTGCTAGAACGCAAACTAAAGCCGAGAACTTCAACATGACAATCAAAAAGGAGCTTGCAGATAACTTCCAAGCGATTAAATCACTTGTCCCTAAGCATATGACACCGGAAAGGCTTGCAAGAATAACACTAACAGCAATCAGTCGTACTCCAAAGTTGGCAGAATGTACTTCAGCATCCATTGTTGGGGCTGTAATGAATTGTGCGACGCTTGGACTTGAACCAAATTTAATGGGACATGCCTATCTTGTCCCATTCAAAAACAATCAAACTGGATATATGGAATGTCAGTTCCAGATCGGGTACAAAGGGCAGATTGACTTGATTCGTCGGACAGGTGATGTATCTAAGATATATGCAGAAACAGTGTTCGAAAATGATTTGTTTATCTACTTAAAAGGCGAGGATAAAAGACTCGTACACGTTCCTTTCGACATGTTACATCTACTAGAAAATTTCCAACCTAATAAAGATGATTTTTTAGAAATCATGATGGCTCAAGCAATCGCTAGTATCAAAGAACGTAATCCTAAAAACGAAGGACAAGCAGTTAGATATTACTCAGCTTATAGGCTAAAAGACGGTGCATTCGATTTCATGACTCTAACGGCAGAACAGTGTAGGCAACATGCTACAAGACATTCAAAATCAAAGAAAAATGGACAACTAACGGGACCATGGGCAGATCACTTTGATGCTATGGCTAAAAAAACGTGCATTAAAGAAATGGCAAAATACATGCCCATCAGTATTGAGGTACAAGAGAAATTAGCACTGGATGAAGCTGTTTTAAAACCACGGAAAGATAACGGAATTGAGTCAGACAATATCTTTGATGCAGATTACAAAGTGGTAGAAGCAGAGGAAGAGACGAAGCCGGAAGCTCAAGAAGTATCAGAGTGAGAACGGAGTTGATAACGTGGGATTGTTTAATGAAGTAAGAGCCGTACCAAAGCCAGATTACAAGCGTAGAACGAAAAAACGTGTAGACAGGGGAAGAATTTCCCCGGCTGTCTACAACGAAGTAATGAAACGTGATAACGGGCGCTGTGTGCTATGTGGCAAGACTACATGGTTACAAGCACACCATATTCTTTTTAAAAGCGAGGGGGGCACAGGAGAGGCGCATAACATTGCTTTAGCTTGCGGACCTGTCGGTCAAAATGGGACATGTCATTGGAAGGCGCACCAAACGAAAGAAGGGCGTCAGGCGTTTCGGGATTATCGAGAGAAAGTATTGCTTCCGTACTACACAAACGGGGCATCATGAGGATGAGGTGACGCGATGAATTATCTAAAGGAGATCGTAGAGTTCGGCAGATGGAAGGAAGTGAACCAACTTCCTGCCACAGCAATTGCACTATGGCATGAGTTAATGTCCATTTGCAATAAGTGTGGATGGAAGACGGAATTCACTGTTCCAAATCCTATTCTACAGGTCAATGCAGGCATTAGCCGGAAACAGCTTGATCACGCAAGGCAACTGCTTATTTCTAAAGGTCGGATTCACTACAAGAAATCGGGACGAGTTAATCAAGCAGGTACATACAGCATGGTTCCGTTTGTTCAAAACGGACAACAAGAAGGGCAACAGAATATTCCCGATTGTTCGATAGGGGCAACAGGAAGTACAACAGATGGCACACAAAAGGGGCAACAGGAGGCACACGAGAGGGACACATTATTTAAACGAAATCAATCTAATCTAAACCAATCTTTAAATAACAAGCAAGGCATAAGCAATGTGTTTGACGAGGTGATACCTTTGGAAGAAGATCCATTGGAAAATATCATGGGACAAATTTGCAGAGCTTACGAAGAGTCATACGGACGTACAGCCAACTTGACGCAAATAAGCGAGCTAGTCAAATTCGTGGAAAACGATAACTTTGAACCTGAGCTGGTCAAGCACGCTATTAAGTTAGCTAGATTAGATAATGCCTCATTGCGGTTTGCTCTTTGGCTCTGCAAAGACTGGGCCGAAAAAGGAATACAAACTGTAGTGGCTGCCAAAGAAGAGGAGCGTGAGTTTTACACAAAGCGTTCGAAAGCAAACGGTCCTAATCTCCAAGTATATTCAGGTAAAAAGGGATACGGTAAGCCAGTCATACAGGACAAGCTACCATCAGCAGTTCAACGCCAGCTAGAACGGGAGCAACAAGAACAACCAACACACGTTACACAAAAGCAAACAATCATGGACGACCCAGAATTGAAAGAATTATACGAGTCGCTAAGACAACCAAGGAGGAATCAAGCATGAATCAACTACAAGTAATCGAACAGCGTGAGGTATTAGGCAAAGGATTCACCGTTTACGGAGACTTGGACCAGCCTTTATTTTTGGCAAAGGACGTTGCAGGATGGATCGAACATAGTAATCCTAGATCAATGCTACGTACGGTTGACGAGAGTGAAAAAGCGAAAATCTCCTACCCTGTAAACAATCCTTACGGCGGGTACCAGGAGGAAGAACAGTGGTTTCTCACGGAAGATGGGGTTTACGAAGTCTTAATGCAAAGTCGTAAGCCAATTGCTAAACAGTTCAAGAAACAAGTAAAAGAAATTCTAAAGTCTATCCGCAAACACGGTATGTATGCCAAGGACGAGATTTTAGACAATCCTGACTTGTTGCTGGATGTAGTCACTAAACTCAAAGATGAACGGGATAAGCGTTTAACAGCCGAAATGAAAGCATTGGCATTGGAGCAACAAGTAGCCGAATACGAACCGAAAATTACGTACCTGGATCAAATTTTACAAAGCAAGGATGCAGTAACCATAACGCAAATTGCAAAGGATTATGGCATGAGTGGTACTAAGCTTAACCAAATCTTGAACGAGGAAGAAGTACAGTACAAACAGAATGGTCAATGGCTCTTATATCGAAAATACCACGACAAAGGGTATACCAAGTCACAGACGATTCCAATTCATCATACAGACGGCTCACAATCGGTCAAAATGAATACTCGTTGGACACAAAAGGGACGGCTTTTCATTCATGAGCTTCTGCAAAAGAATGGCATTGTGGCAATGATTGATCGAAAAAATATAGGGGCTTAGGAGGCAGGAAGATGCGAGAGATAAAGTTTCGTATTTGGGACAAGGACTATAAAAAAATGAGACGCTGTGGGGAAAATACACATGACAGCATGTACTTTGACGAAGATGGAACAGTGTACTACTACAACTTGCAAAACGGTTGCGGCAGTTTACCGGATGGGACAGGCACGTATGACTTAATGCAATACACAGGGTTAAAGGACAAGAACGGCAAGGAGATTTACGAGGGAGATATTCTTTCAACTGATTTAAGTAGACCCTTTCTGATTGTTGAATTTAGGAATGGTGCTTTTATGTATCAATGTCACGATAACGATCAAGATTATTATGATTTAATGCTACCGACAAACGCCAAGAATAATCAAGATAACTATTTAGAAGTCATCGGCAATATGTACGAGAATCCAGATTTGATACAGGTTGGTGGAGAATGATAACCGAGAAAGAACTGCAAGAAATTCGAAACCGTGTAGAGAAAGCTACTTCAGGCCCTTGGAAAGAGAGAGCAAGGAACGGAGATTTTATGCTCATTGAAAAGGGATTAATTATAGCAGGAACTAAGAGTGATCTTGATTTTATCATAAATGCTCGGGAGGATATCCCGAACTTACTGTCAGAAATTGATCGGTTGAGAAAAGCATTGGTAGAAATTAAAAGAATCTTGAGCTGACGGAGGGAGAGCATGAACGAACACAAACTTGAACAGAGCAAATCCCATAAAAAGGGCAAACCATATATTCATGTACCAAAACATATAAGCGAATGGGCAAGGAACAGCAGTACAAACGCCACAGTAAACAACTACAAAATAGGCGGCGGTAGAGCATCCAATAAATAAAAAGTAGGGGAGCGATCTCAGATGAATACACAGGACAATCAAATAGTTAAAGAAACGTTGAACAAAAAGCAACTGGAGTGGCAGAAAAAAGTGATTCGTGAGGAGATGAACAATGATGGAAATTAGCCTAGAGACGCTTTTTGAAAAGCAAAAGCAACTAGATGATTACATCATTAAGAAAAAAGGTTTAGACACGTTGCCAAAGCAAACCTTACTAAATAATTCAGTACTTGCTTTACAAGTAGAGATTTGTGAACTAGCGAATGAATGGCGAGGGTTTAAGCATTGGTCAGAGGATCAGGAGCCTCGTACTATTGCTGAACGTGGCGTGTGCGAGATGTGCGCTGGAACAGGTGCTTATCCGATTGAAAGTGATGATGAATGTCCTACATGCCAAGGAGAAGGTGAACAAATATATAACCCACTTCTTGAAGAATACGTTGATTGTCTCCACTTCTTTCTCAGTATAGCTTGGCAAATAGGTTTAACAGCAGACGATTTATACACGTGGGATGAAGAACTTGTAAATGAAACAAGTGTCGTCTTTACAGAATTGTTGTTTATGGTAGCTAGAGTTAACGGGCATGCTTTCTTGAGTAAACCAATACCAGAAGACATAAAATTAGAATTTCGAATATCACTGTATATCTTCTTTAACCTTGGAGAGCAACGTTTTGGCTTTACATGGGAACAAATCACCCAAGCCTATATGGAAAAATGGCAAATCAATATAGAACGTCAGGAGAGAGGATACTGATGTCAAATATCTACGGCTTTACATGGGGTGAGGTAGACGATGCTCAGGCATTGCGGCAGTGGGCGGAGAGCAGGATTTATTCCAACTCTCCTTCATCAGACAACGGACAAGCTCTACCAGCCTTACCAAACACCAAATGCACGACATAATACTGCCGTATAGGTAGATCAGGAAAAACAAACCGAACGTTATCGCTGTTTCGGATAGATTCAACATCAAACACTATGCCGTGTCGTCGAAACTTTCTCACTAACCTAGCAGATCGGCTACACGGCACGAGATGATAAAACGATTTTTGCATGATATCACACTCCTTTTGATAGAGCATATCTCTATCATTTGGGACAAAAATAGGAGGGATACATGGCAAGTGGTTGCATCTTGGGGGAATGTCCGTTATGCACTGAACATGTTTATGAAGATGAATGTGACCTTGATAAACATGATCGCATTTGTCACGAAGAGTGTTTGAAAAAAGGGATTCAAACGTTATCTATAACCGGACAAGTTATTTCAAGGATAGAAGAAAACGGAATGCTTATTCTGGTTATGAAATTGGAGGAAGTACAATGACTAATCTTTGCGAAGTTTGCAATAAACGTGAGCATACAATCCTATGCGATTATGCAACAGGCACAGGAGTTGTAACGAGTGTAAATTTTCAAGAATTGACGGAAACGTGTGATAAAAAACTGTGCAGGGAATGTGCTGTTAGACTTTGGGCCAAATGTGATGTTTGCCCCGATCACGCTGAACAAGTGAAGAAAAAGATAATTCAGGAGAAACTGAAGCGAATAAAGAGGGATGCAGAATGATCGGTGTGATAGATATAACTCCTGATAAGTGGTACCACAAACTCTGGTTTTACCCATTAATAATTGCTTTGTGTATTGGATGGACAATATACGGGTTTATAGAATGTGCGGTTATATGGCTGAAACGAAAATTTGAAATACGGGGAGAGTAACCCAATTGACCAAAACAACGCATGCAAACAATTGGACAAGATTCGTTTTCGGAGTTAATTGGCTGAGCTGGTGCATTGGATTGCAAATACATGATTTTAGACAAGAACGTGGTTGTATCATCATTGAAATTAATTTGTTGCCAGTGCAGTTTTTAGTAAGACTTGGTGACGGGACAAAATTATTGAGATGCACCAGGTGCAAAAAGGTACTGGATAAAGTGAATGTAGATGAAAGCGAAGAGGTTAAATGTTTGGACTGTTACAACAATTCATAAGGAAATGAGCAATAAAAAAGCTCCCTCATCGGAAGCCATGGAATATATGTTCGTCAAAACTATTATACCATGAGCAGATGGTGAGGGGGAATGAATGATGAACACACAGCTTTCTTTTTTACCAGAGATAGATAGAAGAGCAACGCAAAGAAACGTAGAGCAAGCGTTAGAGTCTGCCAGAGTATACCGTCAGATTGGGTTTGTGCGTAGAGAAATGGCAAAAACACCAAGTTATGAAGAGAGATTTCATGGCAATACGAATAAAACAAGTGACTCAGTTGCCGATTGCGCTATATGGAATGTAGATAAAGAGAAAGAAGCAAGAGATTGGGCTGAGCGTGTAGAGTTAGCAGTAAGCCGTTTGGATCGTAAAGAAAGAGAAATTATCCAAAAGAGATACTTAGAGGATGCTGAGGCATTAGATTATCTGCTTTACCATGAACTAGGGCTTAGTCAACGGACTTATGAGCGTATCAAGTCTAAAGCATTCTATAAGCTCGCATTCATGTTAAAGGTTGAAGTCCTGGTAGATGGAGTTGCTTAAATTTTATGGCGGTAGATTGGCGGTAACATGGCGGTCAGCTTGGAAATTGGGGTGGTAATATGTTAGTAGGTTATTATGTTCCTAAAATATTTGTCCAATTATCTATCCTTTCGTGCTATTTTTGAAATGGAAGGTGGTGGGAGAAAATGGATCTTGTACAAGAAGTACTAAATTATACTCAAATCAGCATGCAAATGGTTGCGTCAACTGTTCCGTCTTGGCTGTTGATGCTAGTAATCAGTGGTATTGTGCTTTTCGTAGGAGTTAAAATAAAGAATCGATTTGGATAGCACCTTACGGGGTGCTTTTTTTAATGCCTAGCATACAGGGAACTTTTTTGGTGAGTTCATTATTGACTCACTCCCTGTATGGTGGGCTTTTTTACTACCAAAATATGATAAAGGGCGTGAAGTAATGGCAATTGTAAGTTATTTAGTACGTGATTTACTCCAGCATACAGGGTTTTTTGAGGGTCATTATGGCTACTCAAACTTGGCTGGTAATTTTGATGGTCAGGGTATCTCTTTTGGAATCATTCAATTTAACTTCGGACAGAGAACTCTTCAACCAGTTTTAAAACAATATATTTCGAACCATGAAAAAGAATTCTACTCTATCTTCGGAAAAGAAAAAGGCGATATCCTTAAAAAAGTAGCTTTTGAGTACGGTTTTAGTCAACAAGTTCAATGGGGAGCGAGTATTTCCAATCGTGGAGTAGTAATAAAGGAATGGGAGAAGCCATTCATGGAGATGGGAAGAAGTAGAAATAATCAAAAGTGCCAGGAAGATGTGGCGATGGATTTTATTAATCGAGCTGAAGGTTTTTGTGATTCATTTGGCATTATTTCAACACAAGGGCTTGCTTTTGTTTTTGATCACGTGGTTCAAAGTTGGAGTTTTAATAATATGCAACGAATTTTGAGTGAAATTCGAGAAAAAGAAGACGAGTATCGTAAAGCGCATGATGATAGATCTATGCCAGATGAAGATCGCTTAAGTATTATTTTGGATTTTATTCCAGATGATGCATCTCACCAATTTAAAAGGCGATCCCTAATCAAACAAGGCTACGGATATTATGGAGAAAAACGTTATGATATTGTGGATTTTGGGTATGGGTCATTAAATTACAGTAGTTCATTTTAAAAATGTAATGGGGGAATAATCCCCCGTTTTTTAGTTTAAAAGTTTAGTAAAATCTGGTTCCTGTTTCATCTCTAAGGTTTTCTCAATTTTGAAAGTAGGCAGATCAACTATATAGACAGTATATGTTTTATATACCTTGTCGCTATTATGGAAGTCTACATAATGAATAGTAATATAGGAAAGAGCTAACGATTTTTTATCTGATGAAAGTTGATAACCTGCAAAAAGGAATTTTTCATTTATGGGTAGTGTTGTGATTTTTTCATTCTCTTTTTTTAGTAAAATAGTGTCACAAAGTTTAACTCCACATTGGTATTTTAGGAGTAAATAGGTTGTATCCTTATCTTCTGAGAGGATGATCCCACGGGTAGCAACACCCAGTTCAGCTTTTTTTTGTTTATCATCTTCTAATTCTGAGTAAATCTCATTAAATTCTGGTATAGATTTGATTGGTATTTTTATGGTCTTTGTTTTGCTGCTATAGTCTTCAAACGTAATATTATCTAAATCTTGAATGGATAAATATTCAGGAGGTGCACCTGTTCCAACGGTAGGCTCTTCTATTGATTGAGAAGCTACAAAAAATTGAAGAACACCTAAAAGAATAAGCGTAAATAACCCAACTGATCTTACTTTCATATAGGACCCATCCTCCATATATAACCAATTTTTTTAAGTATAACATGGTAAATGGTAAATTTATCTAGGTATGTGGAATATAAATTGAAGTCAAGCCTATTCCTTGTCGGATAGGCTTTTTTGTCATGCAAAAGCCACCTATAAGTAGAAGGGTAAAACGAGATATTCGATAATGAGTGTTATGAATAAATATAAAGGAGATGTAAAATGAAAATTTCTCATGAACTAAACGGGATAACTTTGGAAGAAATGAAAATGTTGGGCGTTACATTTGGAGTTGGTTTAGCAATTTATTTGATGAAAGAAGAACGCATTCGAGTAGCACGTAAAGGATGGAACGGAAAAAACATGTTCCTTGTTTATCAAGCAGGTTATCCAGATGGTATTCCAATTAACAAGAACACAGCCGAGGCAACTGGAATAAAAGAAGGGACAGTTTGCAAGTTTCAACCGTACATCATGATGAAAACAGCAGATAATACTTTTGTTCCATGGTTAGCGTCACAGACAGATTTGTTAGCTGAGGACTACTATATTATTGAATAGAGGAGGGATAACATGGCATCGACAGCAATCACGGTTAAAGTTAATGGAATCGAGGAACTAAAGGAGCTTACAAAAGCGATAGAGGACGTTACAACAGCGCTTGAGAAGCTAAATAAATGTACGAACAACAGCAATTTCGTAACGCTATCACCTACTGTAAATATCACAACAGGATCATGTGTAGATGCTGTTTCTACCAAATTATTAAGTAAGTTAAATGATGAGCTTACTGATTCTCTAACGGTCTTTGGTAACAAATTTTAATTAGGTAATCTCTCTAAATCTAACCAGGTGGTGGTGAGGGAGACGAGATAGCTGACTATTATTTCTACAAGAAAGCTACTATAAGTGAGAGGGTAAAACGAGTTAGTTGATAAATCGTGCAGATTTACTTTTAAGGATAGTAAAAATTTTGAAATAATACAGGAATCGACACCTTCCATATAGAAATATGACTAATATTGGGAGGGGAAATATGAACTTGTGGCAAATCACAATTCAAATCGTACAAGTGCTGTATAATTTAGTTGGGATTTTTCTTATATTAGGTGTATATATTGGCTTAAAACAATTAAAACTTATGAAAAAGGACCAATACGACAAAAATAAACGAATAGCAGTTGAAAAGAGTTTAGAGTATCTTAATTTTTTTGCGACAAATTTTATTCCAAACGTGTCTAAGTATACGAGTGATTTAAATAAGGAAATAACAGACTATGAAGATACAAAACATTTATTTGATGGTACTTTTTTCCTTCATCTAGATACATTACCTAAAGGGATTATTGCTGAAACTATTATTCGTGAAAAGTATGGGTGTTTGAATTTGTTTAATCAACTTGAGTTTTTTAGTGTTGCGGTTCTTAATGGCGTTATGGATGAAGATATTGTTTTTACTCCACTTTCAGGCGCTATTGTTAAATTTGTAGAGAGTGAACATGTTGCTATTTCGTTATTGAGAAGCAAGGGAGCTCCGTATAAAAATTTGTTAAAATTATATCGGAAATGGAAAACACGCATGGAAGTTGAGGAATTAGAGTTGCAAAAACAAATTGCAGAGCATAAGATAAAGGAAAAAGGAACAGATCATAAGAGCACTACTCCGATTGGATTTAATTGATGGGAGGTTTCTGTAATGAAAGAAGAATTATTAAAGCTGTCTCTCAATGAACTACGCAATTTATTGCAGGAGAAAATTTCAGAAGCGAAAAACGAGATACCTACAATAGATATTAACAAATTTTCTTCAAATTAAAGTTTTTGAAAAAAGGCGCCATTTATTGGCGTTTTTTTAATTTTTACAAAACAAACTCAATAGGTGGTGGTGATCATGTAATGGCAAAAGCAAGAAGTCCAAACCGCGACAAAGCTGAAACAATGTATCTGGAAAGTGGCGGAAACATGCTCTTGAAAGACATTGCTGAACAGCTTGGAGTAAGCGATTCACAAATACGTAAGTGGAAAAATCAAGACCAATGGGAATCTAAGCTCAATAGTAACGTTACCAATGAGAATAGTAACGTTACCAAACGAGTAGGAGCACCAGAGGGGAATAAAAACGCCGTTGGCAATCGCGGAGGAGCTGCGCCCAAGAGGAACAGCAACGCGGTAAGCCACGGCTTTTTTCGTAAGTACTTTCCTGATGATGTAGCTGAGATTATGGAAGAGATTGAATCTAAGTCTCCACTTGATATGTTGTGGGAAAACATCATGATTCAGTACACGGCTATCATACGAGCGCAGAGAATTATGTTCGTGCAAGATCAGGATGACATGACAAAAGAAATCAAGAAAACAAAGTCAATGTCTACTAAAGATATGCTCATGGAAGAACAAGAGTGGGAAATTCAGTTTGCTTGGGATAAGCAAGCTACATTCCTTCAAGCTCAATCACGTGCCATGGCTACATTGCAGAGCATGATAAGCAAGTATGAAGATTTATGCGACACAGAAGAGAAAAAGCTTAGGGTTCAAAAACTGAAAGGTGAAATAGCCGTCATTGAACAGAAGACTTCCAAAGATGATGACAAACCTATTGAAATCCTCATCAAGCGAAAGGGTGAGGGTTAATGGTTGAGAAAGAGGTTAACCCACACTTTGAAGAGTTTTTGTTCGACTGGAATCATAAGTTTTATTTTCTGGTTGGTGGATATGGTTCATCCAAGAGCTATCACGTTGCCCTAAAGCTAATTTTGAAGCTTTTAGAAGAAAAACGAACTGCGTTAGTTATCCGTGAGGTCTACGACACTATCAGAGACTCTTGTTTCACATTATTTGAGGATATCGTTATAGAGCTAGAGCTTGATGAGAAGATAAGGTTTGTAACATCACCTATGCAAATTCGTTTTCCTAATGGTAGCAAGATCATATTCAAAGGAATGGACAAGCCAGCCAAACTGAAATCCATTCATAACGTCTCAATCATTTGGATTGAAGAATGTTCAGAGGTTAAGTATGACGGGTTCAAAGAGCTTATTGGGCGCTTGCGACATCCAACTATGAAGCTACACATGATCTTGTCAACAAATCCAGTAAGTACATCTAATTGGTGCTACAAACATTTCTTCAAGCACACCAAGGCGAAGCATTTTGTTCTGGATGATAGAGATTTGTATCAAGAAAGGGTTATGGTAGTCAAAGATACCTATTACCATCACTCTAAAGCAGATGATAACTTGTTTCTTCCTGGCAGTTATATTGAGCAACTAGAAGAGTTGAAAATACATGATCCCGATTTGCATAGGATTGCCCGTAAAGGCGAGTTTGGAGTAAATGGTGTCGTTGTATTCCCTCAGTTCGTTACACAGCCACATGAGGTGGTTATGGATGCCATAGGCAGTATTAGAAAACCGATCATGTGTGCTGGCATGGACTTTGGTTTCCAGACTTCATACAACGCTTTGTTACGGCTTGCTGTGGATCATAACGAAAAGATTCTCTATATCTACTGGGAGTATTACAAAAACCAGATGACGGACGATAAAACAGCCGAGGAAATAGACCAGTTCAGACGTTCTGGTGAGCTTATCAAAGCTGATAGTGCCGAACCAAAAACCATTCGTTTCTTCCGTCAAAAAGGGTTCAATATGAGGGCAGCTAAAAAGTTCCAAGGCTCCCGTGAACAGTACACAAAGAAGATCAAGCGTTTTAAAAAGATCATATGTTCAGACCAATGCCCTAACACTATTGAGGAATTGCAAGAACTAACATTTGCAGTCGATAAGCAAGGGGAATTACTCGAAGATGAGTTTACTATTGACCCTCATACGTTATCGGCTATTTGGTATGCACTCGATGATTACGAGGTATCAGATTTGAAAGGTGGTTCAGTTTCATTCGACTAGAAAGGAGGACACATGTTCCTAACAGAAACAGATCGGATTAACAAAATGATTGCCGATGGCGCTAAGTCAGGCATGACACTAGAAGAGTTTATTCAACGCGAAGTAGATGAGTGGGAAACGTCAAAAGTTCGTGAGCTTATGATCAAAGGCGACAAATACTACCGCGGTGATAGCGACATTTTAACCCGTAAGCGAGAAGTAATTGGCGATGGTGGGAAGATTGAAGATAAGAATCTAGCCAACAACAAGCTTGTACACAACTTCGCAAGGAAACTAGCAGATCAAAAGGTTGGCTATCTACTCTCGAAACCAATGAGTGTACAAACGAATAATAATACGTATCAGACCTTGCTAGGTGATTACATCGGCAAGGCTTTTTTGCGTACTCTCAAAAACGTAGGCAAGGAATCTATTAACAAAGGTAAGGCGTGGCTCCAAGTCTATTACAACGAGGCAGGAGATCTATCATTCAAGCGTATTCCAAGCGAAGAAGTCATACCTATGTGGAAAGATAGCGCACACACTGAGTTGGACGCTGTTATCCGTGTTTATGAGGTTGAAACGTATGAAGGTAAAGAGAAGAAGACTATCAAAAAAGTTGAATACTGGGACACTCAGGGTGTTAAGCGCTATGTGTATGGTGGACAGCTCATACCAGATGTAGAGATTGGTGACGAAGGTAGTCATTTTGCTGTAACGGATGCAAGAGGTCAGGAACAAGGCTTCAATTGGGAGCGAGTACCGTTCATCTGTTTTAAGTACAACGATGAAGAAATACCGTTAATCAAGTTTATCCAATCACTTATTGACGACTACGACTTTCGCAAATCAGACAATGCCAACAACCTAGAAGACATGCCGAACAGTATCTATGTGTTAAAGGACTATGACGGGACCAACTTAGGAGAGTTCAGATACAATCTAGCTGCTTACCGCGCTGTTAAAGTAACGGGCGAGGGTGGAGTTGATACCATTAGCTTGCCGATTGACACCGAGGCGTTTAAAACTCATGTGGAGATGAATAGAAAAGATATCTATGAGTTTGGACGCGGAGTAGATACGCAGTCTAGTAACTTTGGGAATGATCCGTCAGGCATCGCATTGAAGTTCCTATACGCTGACCTAGACATGGATGCCAACATGATTGAGACAGAGTTTCAAGCTTCTATGGAGCATCTACGCTGGTTTATTGATCAGCACATCGTTAACACAACTCAACAAGATTTCAGCGATGAGACAGTAGAATTCATATTCAACCGAGATATCCTAATCAACGAAACGGATGCGATTACGAATGCAAAGGATAGTGTGGGTATCATATCTGACGAAACAATTGTCGCTAACCACCCATGGACAACCAATGCGCAAGAAGAGATTGCAAGGAAGAAGAAAGAGCGTGAGGACATGGTTTCACAATCAGATCCATACGCTGGTTTCGATCCTAAGGAAGCACCTGAATGAAAAAACGTAAACAGCCACCACGTAGTTATTGGCAAAAGCGTAGTGAGCAGGTAGCGCAACTATCCTTTGATGAGGCTGACAAATACGCTGAACAGCTTAAAAAAGAATATGACCGCGCTATAGCAAGCATCAACCGAGACATTGAGGTATTCTATCAACGCTTTGCTCACAACAACCAGATTGATCTAGCAGGTGCTCGTAGACTACTAACTGGTAGTGAAATGAAAGAGTTCAAAATGACGCTAGAGGATTTTACAGCACGGGCTAAGGATAACGTAGATGGTCGATGGACAAAGGAATTAAACAACGTCTACTACAAAACTCGTGTAAGCCGTTTAGAGGGACTTTTGGTTCAGATAAGGCAATCAGTCGAGGAGTTGACTGCAAAGCAAGAGAGAGGTACCAAGGGACTCCTGAGGAGCAACTACACGGACACTTTTTATCGAACTGTATTTGAGATTCAAAAAGGTACAGGTGTAGGTGTTTCTTTTGCTCGAGTGGATAAAGAATCGCTAGAGAAGACATTACAGATTAACTGGAAAGATGGCAATTATAGCGAGCGTATCTGGGGTAATCGAGATAAATTACTTTCGGAAGTTCAAACCTTACTTTCACAATCGTTTATCCGTGGTGATAGCTCTGATAAGACAGCAAAGGCGCTGTCAGAAAGAATGAACGTCTCCTATTCGCATGCGGCAAGGATAGTGAGGACAGAGAGTAGCTACATCACACATCAAGCTACAATGGACGGTTACAAATCAAGTGGAGTCGTTAAAAAGTATGAGTTTCTGGCTGCTCTCGATAGTCGGACTAGTCATGTATGTAGGGGCATGGATGGCAAGGTATTCAAACTAAGCGAACAAGAGGTCGGTGTGAACTTCCCTCCTCTTCATCCGAATTGCAGATCAACTACAGTTGCTTACTTTGATGATGAGATCGATCCGGGTGAACGAATTGCCAGAGACAAGAACGGTAATACGTACTATGTGCCAGGTGATATGACTTATGAACAATGGAATCAGAAATATGTGGATAACTAGCCGTTTCGGTACTGTCGGCGTAAAAGAACAGGACATCACCGGACGCGACCGGGTTAAAAAGCGAAGATGAAAGGATGGATAATATGGATTGGTTGAAGAAATTGCTACAAGAGTTAGGACTTTCAGAGGAACATATCGAGAAGATTACAGGAGGCGTAGAGGAGAATTACAAGGGATATGTGCCAAAACATCGGTTTGATGAGATTAATGACACCAAGAAAGAGTTAGAGGGCCAGATCAAGGACCGTGACAAGCAACTGACTGAGTTGAAAAAGAGTGCTGGTGACAACGAGGACTTGAAGAAGCAGATCGAGGATCTACAGGGTGAAAACAAGACAAAGGACGAGCAATACCAAACAAAGATCAAGGATATGCAGGTGTCTACGGCAATTAAACTGGCTCTTACAGGAGAGGCACACGACCCTGACCTACTTGCTAGTCTATTGGACAAATCGAAAATTGAGATCAATGAAGATGGTACATTAAAAGGTGGTCTGGACGATCAAGTTAAGGCGTTGCGTGAGAGCAAGGCTTTTTTGTTTGCGGAAAAACAAGAAGATAAGGGGTTTCAGTTTAAAGGAGCACAACCTGCTGAGGGTACCAAAAGCAATGGTGATAACAAAGGGCAAGCCGATGATTTCGGTAAGCGTCTAGCTGATTTCGCCAAGAGTAATGAGGGTTTAGATAAAGCACGAGCATCTTATTTTGAATAGTTGGAGGTCGATTAGAAGATGAGTAAATTTGTTGAAACGAACTATAGCAATAAAAAAGAAATTTTGAAGTTTCCCGATCATTACGTAGCGCTGGCTGTGACGGTTGATGATGCAGGCATTACAACGAATGTCGAAGGTAAAAAGATCGTTCCTGCTGGCACGATTTTAGGTGGGGGCGTACTAACTGATCCAAGTAAAGTGGCAAAGAAAGCGAAAACGACTGCTGATAAGTCAGATGCCGATGGTGTGCTACTTAATGATACAGATGTTACTTATGGTCCTGCACCGGGAGCAATGGTCATTCATGGATTCATTGATTTGAATAAGATCCCGAACACACCCGATGTTGCTGAAATTGCCGCGCTTAAACAGATTACATTTTTGAAATAAGAAAGGGATGTTGATGAATGAATATTTTTGATCTTGTAAACGCAAAGAACATTTCAACGTACTATCTAGCTAACCCATCCAATACGATTCCGTACCTAGGAGCGACGCTGTTTCCAGCTAAAAAACAACTTGGTCTTGATCTTAGTTGGATCAAAGGTTCTCGTGGACTACCAATCGCATTAATGCCTTCTGAATTCGATGCAAAGGCAACGCTACGTGATCGTATCGGGTTCAGTAAAATTGATACTGAAATGCCATTCTTCCGTGAGGCGATGCGGATTGGAGAGAAAGATCGACAAGAATTAAACAAGCTTGCTGCCTCACAAAATGAAGCGTTGATCATGCCAGTTATCAATGCGATCTATGACGATGTAACTAACCTAGTGAATGGCGCTCAAGTTATTCCGGAACGGATGATCATGCAGTTACTTTCTACCGGTGAGATCAGTATTACTGCCAACCGATTGAATTACGATTACAACTATAAGATGTCAAAGGAGCACAAGGAAACGTTGACGGCTGACGCTAAGTGGAGTAATCCTGATGCGGATATGGTCGGTGATATCAAGACATGGCAAGATAAAGTCGAGGATGACACTGGTGTCCGCCCGATCAATGCGATTTGCACACGTAAAACATGGAATTACATCTTGCAGAACAAGGCTGTTCGACTCGATATGAACCCATTGGGTGGACAGAACATTATCATGACAGATGCGATGATGAAGCAGTATTTACAATCGAAGCTTGGTATTAACGTAGCCGTCTACAATAAAAAGTTCGCTCTACAGGACGGTAGTACAAGTCTGTTCTATCCAGATGATGTATTTACCCTCATCCCTGACGGAACGCTTGGAAACACGTATTACGGCACCACTCCGGAGGAATCTGATTTGATGGCTGGTAGCACAGCAGCGCAAGTTTCTATCGTTAATACGGGTGTAGCAATTACAACGATTAAAGAGCCACACCCAGTAAATGTTGAGACTATCGTTAGCGAGATTGTGCTACCTTCATTCGAAACGATAGATACCATTTTTATCGCACGAGTTGCTTAGTCAAAGGGGAGGGTAATCCTTTCCTTATCTGTTTGAAAGGAGCGAATACTAATGGCTAAGAAAGCGAGTCAGGATAAAGATTCTGAACCGGTTGTATGGGCTGTAAACGTTAAGTATCGTGGCAAACGTTATAAGGCTGGAGAAGGGGCTGAAATCCAAGCAGAAGATCGAGAAGGTTTACTTGCAGACGGTGTTATCAGAACGGAGGAAGAATAATGATATGGCCTATCGTAAAGGCTCGGCTTAGTCTTTCTGATGACACTCTACAACCGTTGGTCGAAACGTATATTGATGAAATAGGCAATCGCATTATGCACTATTGCGGTATCTCGGATATTCCTTCCGCACTTACCTTTACGTGGTCCTCTATGGTGATTGATGCATTACGTATTGAGCAAGCCACACTTAGTGAGGTGGCTGCTACAACTGCTACTAGCGAATCTATCAAAATCGGTGATACCTCAATATCACCAGGTAAAAGTGACGGAGTAACTAGCACATCAAAAGAGGTAGTAGAGTCAGTGGTTTTAAACTATCGAGTGGATTTGAACCGATATCGAAAGTTGGTGTGGTAATGGACTATACAAAATATCGAATGGCGATAGAACGTATGTATGAGGACAAGGCTACTATTAAACGTTCTGTTAAAGCAAAGGCAGAGTGGAAAGAGACGGTATTTAAACCTGAAAAAGTATATACTGATCAGCCGTGCCGTATCTCTCAGAAAGCTCTTGGAACAAACGGACAGACGGCCACAGTAAATCAGGTTGTCTATGAAACTAAACTGTTTATCTCACCAGATATCGTAATTCTGCAAGGTGACGAGATAGAAGTCACAGGCAAAGGGGTTACACGAACCTATACAGCAGGTGAACCATTCCCTTATCCAACTCATCAAGAGATTAGTATTCAACGTAAGGAGAAGGCGTAATGGCTGGTAGCTTTGACATGGGTGATTTCGAACGTCTGGCTAAAGCGTTCCAGAAAGCTGATAGAGAACGTGTTGTTGAGCGATTTATCCGAGATTTTTTACTAGAGATGGCATACCGAGCTGAACGGAAAATTAAGAAACGCACACCTGTTGATGAAGGTGAATTAAGGAGAAACTGGCGAGTAGGCAATGTCGATCGTCATGGCAATGCGTATGTAGTCGAGTTGATAAACTTGACAGAATATGCGCCTTTCGTTGAATACGGACACAGAACCAGAGGTGGAGGCGGTTGGGTAGAAGGTAGATTCATGATGACCATTTCTATGAAAGAGATAGAAAAAGAATTTCCTACATACCTTGAAAAACGCCAAGTAGAACTACTTAACGACATCATGAATGGTCGCCCAGCTAGAAGAGGTGATTCCAATTAAAATAACGATTAACGATGTGCGTCATGCAGTAATGATCGCATTAGAAAAAGAATTTCCCCACGTTGAGTTATACGGAGAACAACTACCGCAGGGCTTTGAGGAGCCTTGTTTTTTTGTGCTCATGTTAGAAGGTAGTCAGGATAAGGAGTTAGACAGGCGCTACAAGCGATTTCATCCGTTTGATATCCATTACTTTACCTCATCTAATTCAGAGCGATATGAAGTAGCTGAGAAGCTAGCAGACGTATTGGAACTGATCGAACTGCAAGGAAAGCCGATACGAGGCAGTAAGATGCGACACACGATTGTAGATGATGTGTTGCATTTTTTTGTTGATTACAATTTCTACGTTGTCCGTCCGAAACCTACGGTTCCTACAATGCAAAAGAACCATATTGAAAGGGGGCTAAAAGTTTGAGTAAGAAGACAGTTGACACGCCACGGTTTAAGAAAGAACAATTTATCGGTTCTGATAGATATACAGAAGTACAAAAAGATATTATTACTGCTCTATTAGATAATACGGACACCTATACGAGAGAAGAAGTAGACAACATGCTTTTAGAGTTTTCGAGAAAGGAGTTTGGTTGATATGATGCAAAACTGGGTAACTCAGAACAAAGTACGTCCTGATACGTACGTTACCGTTGTGAGCGAAGCAAAACCACAAGGTGCTATCAGCGACCGCGGAACAGTCACAATGGCTCTTTCGATGAGTTGGGGACCATCTGGTGAGGTTATGGAAATACAGGCAGGAGAGAACACGCTAGACAAGTTAGGCTATGATATCTCTGAACCACAGGTCCTTTTGGTGCAAGAATCGCTAAAGCGAGCTAAAACCTTGCTATTGTACCGTCTTAACACAGGAACAAAGGCACAGGCCACAAGTGATAACCTAACGGTTACAGCTCTATACGGTGGGGTTAGGGGTAATGACATCACTGTTGTGGTAGAACAAAACATTGATGATGAGATAGCGTTTAATGTCAAAACTCTGTTAGCTGGCTCTATCGTAGATAATCAACCTGCAAAGAAAAAAGAAGACCTGAAAACCAATAAATTTATTACATTCTCTGGTACAGGTGCGCTTGTTGCAAGTGCTGGTATCCCATTAACAGGCGGTACCGACGGAACGGAAACGGGGGTAAACCACACGGCTTACCGAGAAGCTATTGAGCTACACGACTTTGATGCAATGGCTGTTCCTTACGATGACCCAACGATTAAATCAGTCTACGTTGCCTTTGCCAAACGTTTAGCAAATCAACAAAACAGATTTATACAAATCGTGGTGCCTACCTATACATTGGCTGACGATCCAACGGTTATTAGCGTTTCGAATGGAGTTGTATTGTCAAATGGCACTGTAATTGATGCAGGAAAAGCAACAGCTTGGGTGGCAGGTGCAACAGCAGGTGCTAATGCTAACCAATCTCTTACACATACGGCCTACGATGATGCAGTAGCCGTACATGGGCGCCTTAATGATTCGCAAATTACTAAAGCTCTCCTTAACGGGGAGTTTCTATTTGAGTTGCACAATAGCAAAGTGGTTGTAGAACAGGATATCAATACGTTTACTAGCTTTCATCCAGATAAGCGTAAGTATTTTAGCAAAAACCGTGTTGTACGTGCTATAAATGGCGTTGTAAAGGATTGGAAACGTGCTTTTGATAGTGATTACTTAGGGAAGTTCAATAACAGCGATGATGGACGCAATCTTTACAAGAAAGAGTGCATCAAGATAGCAGAGGAGTATCAAGCGATGGGAGCTATTCAGAATTTTGATGCTCAAAAGGACATTATTGTTTCTCCAGGTAAAGATAGTGACTCATTGCTAACTAGTGGATATATCCAACCTGTTGATGCTATGGAGAAAAACTACTTAGAGGCGGTGGTACGATAAATGTCATTCTTAAAATTCGAAGATACGATTTCAGGTGCAGGCGGCCGTGCCTACGCCACTATCAATGGCCGTGTGGAAGAGATGTTCTATCTCAAAAAGTTTGAAGCCAAGATGGAAAAAACAAAAAAAGAAGGCAAAACACTTGGCTATCTTGGTACACAGCATAAGGCAACAGGATGGAAAGGAACGGGTTCTATGACAATTTACTACGTCACCAGCCTTTTCCGTCAGATGATGCTCGACTATATGAAAACGGGCAAAGATATCTACTTTGACGTACAGATTGTTAACGAAGATTCAACATCTTCTATCGGTAAACAAACAGTAGTTATTAAAGGGGTAAACATAGATTCTATTACGATGGTACAGCTTGATATAGACTCAGAGGAATTAGATGAGGAAGTAAGCTTCACGTGGCAAGGTGCTGATATTTTAGATAGTTTCGTAAAACCAACATTAGGATAATAAAGGAGAGATAAATAATGAGCGATTTATCAATGTTTTTTGCAGAGAATGTTTCAACTGAGGTAGTAGAGGAAATTGTTGTGTCTGAGCGTTTTAAAGACAAGGATGGAAATCCTGCTAAATGGAAAATTCGCGCTATCACGGAATCAGAAAATGATAAAATTCGTAAATCGTGCATTCGTCAACCAAAGAATAAGAAAAAACAGCAAATGCCTGAATTTGATCCAAATGAGTACCGCATTAAGCTAGCTGTAAATTGTGTGGTTTATCCGGATTTAAAGAATAAAGAACTTCAAGATTCTTATAAAGTAATTGGCGCTGAAAACCTTTTAACAGCTATGCTATTCTCTGGTGAGGCAGGCGATCTCTATGAAAAAATTTATGAGATCAACGGCTTTGATAAAGAAGTCGATGAAATGGCGGATGAAATAAAAAACGAATAGAGGAAGACGATGTATGGTGGAACATAGCCTACTACGTCTTCCATAAACATAGAATAATGCCGTGGGAACTCTCGGAATATCCACCAAAATGGAAAGCTGCTGTATATGCTTTTGTTCAAATTCGATTAGAAGCAGAGAAAAAGGCAATGAAGAATATGGATAAATAATTCACCCATATCCTGCCAAACCCCTTTTAATCGTGTTACACTTGTAAAACACATGAAAGGGGTTTCTTCATGTCTATTCAAAAGGAGAGTACAACCAAGAAACTTGTGTTGTCTCTGATTGTTGCAGGTGTGTCAGTTCTAACAACAGCCTCCAAGTGGTCGATATGCTCCAGGTGATTCCAGTATAGCTTTATGGGATGTATAAGCAGAAAAGACAATAGATGAGTTTTTTGTACCTTAACAGAGCGCCCAACAGGGTGCTTTTTTAATTGGGGGGATAATGTGGCGACCGTACGTTCAAGTTTGAGGTTGTTCGATGGTTTTTCTGGACCACTGAGACAAGTAACACAAGCCATGAACATGACTATTGGGGTTATGCGACAGATGGCGGTATCTACTAATGCAGATGCCTCTGCTATCAGAACGCTAGATGCTGCCTCAAGAAGTCTCGCAAGCGCAGAAGTTGATGTAGCGAATGCTACAAGGCGTGCCGCATCAGATCAAGAACGTTTAAGAAATTCGCTGAATGGTACAGCGAATGTAGGTAGTAGATTTATAAATATGTTAAAAGGTATTGCCTCAGCATACCTAGGGGTGCAAGCTTTGTCTCAATTAGGCGGAGCAACAATCGGCGAGGCTATGAAACAACAAAACTATCTTGATATGTTTAAGGCTCGCACAGGAAATCATGCGCTAGGGACAAGGATGTTTGAGGAATTTAAATCTGATGCATTAAGAGCTGGTGCAGATGTTGCGGAGTATATGCAAGGAGCTTTAGGTAACATATCCGTAACGACAGAAATCGGGCAATTAAAAGAATTGAACATGATGGCTAAACAGTTGGCTGCTTTTGATAATACCGGACAAGGCATTCAAGGTGCTTTCTTCTCAATTAAGGAAGCACTGAGTGGTGATATCGTTAGTTTATCGGAACGTTTTAACATCGGCAAGCAGGATATAAGAGATTTTAAAATCGACGAACTAGGTAAAAAAGGTGACGCTCAAGGTTTTATTAAAGCGTTCAAATTGCTGTTAGATAAACAAAACATGGGTAAAAAAGCCTTTGAGGAAATGCTTAACTCACCTTTAAAGCAATGGGAAATTATGTTGAATCGAATGAAGTCTATGTTTGCGGATGCTGGTAAAGGCGCAGTCACAGCTCTAATGCCAATAATCACTACGTTAAATAAAGCTTTTGAGTCAGACAAATTTATGAGCTTTTTCGTGTTATTAAGTAAAGGTTTGGCTATAGGTGCTTCGGCATTCGCGGCTGTAGTAAACGGAGCATTGTGGTTGTGGGGTGTGTTTGATACGTACTACCCTGAAATAATTGCCTTCTTTTTCATTTTATCATCCGTTTATTTACCAGCATTACTCGTTAAAGTTGGTGCCTTAACAACAGCCTTATGGGGGATGGTAGCTCCTATTTTAGCGTCAGCATTATCTTGGTCGATAGCGCATTGGTCCATCGTATTAATAGCGATTGCTGTCGTGTCATTAATTGGTACACTCAGATATTTTGGCGTAACAACAGAAGAGATCGTCGGTTTTGTGATAGGTATGTTTTATGCAATGTTTGCCTCGATTTATAATCAAGTCGCATTTTTGTGGAACCGTATGTTAGCTTTTGCTGAGTTCTTTGTGAATGTGTTTATTGATCCAGTGTATGCGGTTCAAAAGTTGTTCTACGATATGGCTGTTCTCTTTGGGAGCCACATGTACAACATGTCACGTTCAGCAGAAGACTTCGCAGGTAATTTCATGAAAGCCATCTTACGATCTATCAACAAAACGCTAGAAGGTTTCAATTGGCTTGCCAACAAAACCAATGAAATGTTTGGAACTGACTTCAAAGGAGCCAAGTTGTTTGATGAAGGCAATATTCATGCTGTAAGCGACAATATCAAAAACATGATGGATATGATCCAAAAACCGACTACTACTAGTGATGTTTTCGATCTTTCTAAGTACCGTATGGTCGAAAAGAATTTACACCAATCTTTCGGAGCGGGATATTACAAAGGCTTCAACATGACGGCTAATGTTGCGAATCCATTCAATCCAAACAGTAACGGCAAGGTAAATAATATTGGTAGAGTTGACGAGGTAGGAAAAATCAAAGACAAAGTGGATATCTCGAATGAGGATCTAAAAATGATGAGAGAACTGGCTGAGATGAAAAATATCCAAAACTTTGTCACTCTGACACCTACCGTACAGGTCACTACAGGAGACATCAATAAGGGAGCCGATATTGATACAGTGGTTGCTGAAATTACAAGGAAGCTACAAGCAGACGTGGTACATTCAGCGAAGGGGGCTTATAACCATGCCTAAAGAGCTGATGAGCCTAAGTTATAACAATCGAGAAGAAGTAATTGCCTTTCCAATTCTTCCTGAGAGCATTGACATTAGCGACGGTACTAACAGCAAAACCTATACAACGGTGGGATTAGGTGAAATCAATGTGATTAAGGATCCTAAGCTCACCGTTTATAAGTTCAGCAGCGAGTTTCCGAATCAAGAATACCCATGGGTTGTCTATCCTGCCAATTTGTTACCACCAGAACAATATGTGAAGTACATGGAAACCTGGCGTCAAACGAAAAAACCAGTTCGTTTTATTTATACGGGTGAAAGCTTCGATATTAACGAAGCAGTTTCCATTGAATCATTCGACTGGAAAGAGGTTGCGGGCACAGGTGGGGACATAGAATTCAGCATCACATTAAAAAAGTATCTTTTCTATGGAGCCAAGCAAGCGAAGGTAGTAAGCGATCCAGCAGATCCCAAAAAGAAAGTTGTACAGAAGAAATCTGCTCCACGACCTTCTGATCGACAGCCACCTAAGACACATAAAATAGTTGCTGGTGATGATTTATGGTCCATTGCAAAGAGGACATACGGTAACGGGGCCAGATACAAGGAAATCCAGAAACTAAATGGATTAACAGATGCACAGGTAAAGAAATTAAAGGTAGGTACGGTACTTAAAATGCCGAAATAGGAGGGGAGTACTGATTGGAGCTATTACTTGATAACAAAAAGGGTATGGTCTGGGATATGACAGACATTACTACTGATATCACATGGAAGACAAGTCGGATCGGGAAACCTTCTAGCTTGTCTTTTTCTTTTGTTGATCGAGGTATCTATCAAGATAAAACGTTATTCACTGTACAGAATGGTGATATTGTACGTTTTATAAAAGATGGGACCAACGTTTTCTATGGATATGTTTTCTCTGTCATTGGTGGAATGGATGAGGATGTAAAGGTTACTGCTTATGATCAAGTAAGATATTTATTAACAAACGATACGTACGTGTTTGCCAAGAAAACAGCAACAGAAATCATTAAACAGATTACAGAAGATGTGGGCTTAAAAGTGGGTGAGCTTGAAAACAGTAGTTACAAGATACCTACAATGATTGAAGACAATCAAAAGCTACTAGATATCATTTGCAAAGCCCTAGATTTATCCATTGTTGCTAATGGAAGAAATCTTGTTTTCTATGATGATTTTGGCAAGTTGGTCCTGAAAGACTCAACTAAGATGCTGCTTGATTTTTACTTAGGTGATGATAGCTTAATGACCGATTATGCGATAGATCGAAATATTGATACGGACACGTACAACCGAGTCAAGATTGTGCAAGACAATAAGAAATCGAAAAAACGAGATGTATACATTGCTCAAGACTCAGCAAACATCGGGAAGTGGGGGCGTTTGCAGTTATTCGAAAAAGTAGATGAAGGCATGACGAAAGCACAGATCAAGCAACTACTAGATACATTGATTGCAGTGAAGAATAGAGAGACACAAAGGCTATCACTTACTGCTATAGGCGATATTCGAGTAAGAGCAGGCTGTTTTGTTCCCGTTTCCATTGAGAGACTAGGAATCAATCAGCCTTTTCTTGTGGACGAATGTACCCATAAATTTGACGGATCAGAATATACGATGACAGTAGAATTAAAGGTGGTGTAAAAGCGTGTTAGAGCTAATTAAACAGGCGAGTCTAGGAGCGATTGAGGCGAGTGGTCCGGTTGCTATTTTTTATGGGAGTGTGACAAGTGCGGAACCTCTAGAGGTCAACGTAGACCAGCGATTTACACTGACGGAGGAGTTTCTAGTTATTCCAGAACGCCTTACCCTATATGAAGTTGATCTAAGCCACACCCATACATACAGTGATGGAACACCAACTGGCACAGTTATTAAAAACACGGCTATAGCGCTACCAGAGAAACTAATTATCCGGCGTGCTTTTAAAGTTGGCGATACAGTCCTGCTTATGCGTGTACAAGGCGGAAACAGCTATGTTGTACTAGATCGGGTGGTGGCCACATGAGAAATCATACATTTGAGTACACATATACAGATCGCCAAGGAAAGTTAATCCAAAAGGTAAAAACAAATGAATTTACTGATGGTTTTGAGGAGATTTTGTACGAATTGAAATGTAAAGCAAATCGAAAAGAAGAAATTATCATCCGTACTATCCCTGAAGTGGGGGAGGTCACATGATTCTACCCCAAGGCTCTTCGATTGATTCAACCACACTGGAAGAGGTGGAACAGCCGAGCCTAACCTATGGAATAGACTTCACAAAGAAGTGTGTAACAGGGCGAATAGATGGTCTGGAAGCGTTGAAACAGGCTGTATTCATAATTTTATCAACAGAACGATTTGAGCACCTCATCTACTCACACCATCATGGTTTCGAATCCATGAGTGTAGCAGAAGAGGTTATTTTTCGTTCAGAGATTGCCAGAAGAGTTCGAGAAGCGCTTATGCAAGATGATCGGGTACTTGATGTAGTTGATTGTAAGACCACCATTGATGGTGATACATCACGAACCGAATTTGTTGTCGTATCGAAATTTGGTGATTTCAAGGCTACAACGGAGGGGGCTAGGTAGATGTATGAAATGATTTTAGAAAGGCTACTCAATAGACTGCCACCTACAGAGGATAAGCGCGAAAGTAGCTTTGCCTATAACTATCTATCACCTGTAGCCGCCGAACTAGCACTGATTCTGACAGGGAAGGAAATTGACGAGAATCTGTATTATGCAGATACCGCAACAGGCCCTTATTTGGTTCGGAGAACTGAGGAAGATGGTATTAAGCCTAACTCTGCTGGTAAGGCACGAAAAAAGGGTGTATTTCGTGATAAAGACGGACAACCAATAGACATTCCTGTACAGTCCCGTTTCTCTATTGATGACTTGAATTTCGTTGCTGCAGAACGAATTGTGGATGGTGAATACGTGATGGAATGCGAAGTAGCAGGAACGATTGGAAATCATGCTTCTGGTACGTTACTTCCAATAGATTATATTGATCAGTTAGCCACAGCACAGCTAATGGATGTGATTGTACCTGGTAACGATGAAGAAGATGATGAGAGTTTACGTAAACGATACTTCGAGGCTCAAAAAGCACAAGCATTTGGCGGTAACATAGCTGATTATAAAGAGGAAATACGCGGTATCCCCGGTGTAGGTGGCGTTAAGGTCTACCCTACATGGAGAGGGGGCGGAACTGTACGTTGTGTACTTATCGGCGCTGATTTTAACTCTCCTTCCGCCATGATGGTAGAAGAAATCCAGACCGCAATTGATCCTGTAGAAAATAGTGGTGAAGGCTTAGGGGTAGCACCGATAGGTCATAAGGTAACAATCGCTGGCACCTCACATGTGCCTGTCAATGTTGTAACAAGACTTACATTAGAGTCGAGTGTAACACTTGAACAGGTTCGAACTGATATCGAGCAGGCAATTACGGAATATCTTCTTTCCTTGCGGAAAACATGGCAGGAGACAGATAAGATCATCGTTCGTATCAGTCAGTTAGAGGCCCGAATCCTAAACGTAAGAGGTGTACTAGATATTGCTGATACCAAGCTAAACGGGACGGGGGGAAATATCGAATTAACAACCGAGCAGATCCCAAAGCAAGGGGAGATTACCCTTGAATAGATTACTCAAGCATTTGCCGGATATCTTTCATGAGATTAAAGAGTTTGTATCTCTCACTGAGGCTGTGGTACCTGAGATCAACGCTTTAGAAGAGAGAGTAAATCAACTCTTGGATGATCAATTCATACTGACTGCCAGTGAGCGCGGGATTTATAGGCGTGAGAAAATGCTAGATATAAAACCTGATCTAACGATTGAATCACTTGAATTCAGGCGAAAACGACTCATTAACCGTAAGTCAACAAAAGCACCGTTTACCATTCGTTTTTTGCAGAATCGGCTAGATTTCCTCTATGGTGTAGATAAGGCCAAGGCTGACATACCAGAGGATTTTCTTTTAACGATTGAAACCAACGTGAAAGACGCTGCCATATTCCGCGAAGTAGTCCAGATGATTAACGTAATAAAACCAGCGAACATGGTGTATCAGCACAGAATCACTCTTGTAGATGTTATAAAGCTCAGTGGATTAGTAGAAGCTCACAAGGCGTTGCGTTTAACAAATCTATCTACAACCTGGGAATTAGGTGAAGTGCCGTTTACGCAAAAAGGTGATCAAATTATGAGAGGGGGGAATCAGTTGATAGAACAAGATTTATTGAATTTGGTAACGAGCTATACAAGTGGATTGATTGGAAAAGTGATGTTGAACGGCAATGTATCTATTGAAAGTTTTGAGAAAAGGGTTGAGGCCAACAAAATCATCTTAGAATCATTAGTCCCTGTTGGGCTTGTTAGGGAAATCACGAAAGTTCAGGCCGCAAACAGCGCTGGATTAGCTTTATCAACTCATAACGTATCTATCCCGATTACGGCTGATACCATCCTCACGCAAGAAATTCACTTCGAAAGGACGTGAATATATGGAATACCCATTCAAAACAGATTGGAAACACAACGAAACCGTAAAAGAAGGGGATATGAACCGTATTGAGAGCGCACTTAAAGACGCTTATAGAAGAATTAACCAAAGTGAACTTGAGATAAACGCGCTCAAGGACTCGTTACTAAACGACTTTAAAAATAATATTTTCTTTGTTAACTTCCAGGATCTAAGCAAAATAAAAGTATCTTCTGGCTGGTATGACGAGGCTAATAAAAGGCTGGTGGTTCTGTAGATGGCACAGCAAGTAAAACAGTTCAACGAATCGACATCCAGTTCGCAAACGCAGACCCTAACCATACCAGGATTAAAAAGCGTTACATCTGTAACGGTCAACACGGGAAAGGTATCTTATACAGTAAATGGCTCGACGGTAACTTTTAATTTATCAAGCGGCTCATACACACGGCGGATTCAGACAGGCGGCTCCTATGTATCATCCCATACTAAAGAGGTAACTACTTCACAGACCAGTTCAACAAACTCTTTCCCAAACAGTGTTTCCTATAATAGTGATGGATATAGCGGAACTCTCAGTAAGGATGGAAGCCCAAATCAAATCCTTGTAAGTGGATCACCAGCAGATACTAAAACTGTTTCTAAAAATCATTCCGTATCAAGTAAACCAATGAATTCTTGTCCAGAAGCGGAGCGAGACGCGGAAAGATCGTTGCCTAGTTCCATTTCATATAATGAAGGTGGATATAGTGGAACCCTTTCTCGTACTGGCTCAATATCTTTCGGGCAATGCACCCGTTCTGGAAAAAATGGGGACGAATATTGGAGTATGACGGCAAGTGCCAATTATTCGGGCCCTGTGACAAAACCTTCCACAGCGGTTTATAGCTACAAACAAAATTACCGCGGATCGGTCACGAACCCTGGATATGATACAAGAACCTATACCTATTACTATCAATATACGGTCACTATTGAGTATTCCGATAACTCTAATCCTACTCTTACACTCACGTCCACAGCCGACAATCAAACGCTAACCGAAAACGCTACGTTAAACATTCAAGGTAGCGCGTCAGATGCCGACAAGGACAACGTAGTCACAATAAAATACCGCATCAACAACGGCACCACAAGGGCGTTGCAATCCGGAGTATCCAACGGTAGCACGCCTATTTCTTTTGCCAAAACGCTAACATATAAGAGCAAGCGTCTTTATGATGGGGCAACCGATATAACAGGTTCTGACCTAGCAGAAAACACTGATCATACCCTAACCATCTGGGCAGAGGACGACCAAGGCGGTAAATCCACCGAGGTGACGCGCAAGTTCCGAGTCATTCACAATCGACCGCCTATTATCAGTGGGCAAAATGGCAATTTAGGAATTATGGAAGATCCTCCATCAGTTGAGTATAGCATCACTGATCCAGAAGGCGATGCTTTTACTATTACTGAGTTGCTAAACGGTAATATACTTAGAAAATACAATGGTGTAGCAGATCGCAAAGAAACTCTTACAGTTCCTTCTCAAAGTTGGTTAACATTACAACCTGATACTACTCATACCCTTACCATACAAGCAACCGACAGCCAAGGTATGATGTCTAGCAGAACGTATACTCTTACTAGATTTGTAGACAAGATTATTTACGATGGCTTACCAACGCCATTTACTACTGATATAGCTGCTAAACGTGTTTTAATTAGCCCAGATTGGGTTATCCCTCCTGGTGCTACTATCAAAGTTGAGACATGTAATAATGCTTATGACGAGTCTCCTACATGGGAAGATTGCACGATGGTAGTTAGATTGGGACGTGGATATCTATTTACCAATGAAACAAAGACAGCAGCAGAATGGGGAATTGATATTCGATTCCGTATCGAAAAAGGTGAGGCAGTAAGTCCAATTTCATTCAAAGGATTCGGAGGTGCATTTGATTGACGGTCATCATACAAAATCCCAAACCACTATCACAGATTGAAAAAGATAAAGAAGAGGCGAAGATGCCTCTCGCAACGCTTGGTCAAGAAATCGCGGAAACCAAGATTGATTTGTCACAGAAGGACGAGTTAATCCAAATGTTTGGACGCGAGATTGCTAGTTTAAAACTTGAACTCATTAAATCGAAAGGGAGTGGAGAATAATGGAGTTTTGGAGAGTAGCGTTTCAACAGAATTGGGTGACAGTTGAGAAGCTTCGCCTTGCTGTAAAGACGGACAAGAATCCATTTGGATATATTACACCAGAAGAATACAAACAAATCACCGGTATAGAATTTTAGCGCCTACTCCAATGGAGAGGTGTTTTTTTATGGGAGCTACGGCTCCCTATTTTATTTGCCCCAAGGGGGTGATGAGGAGAGGGACATATGGAGGAAGGGATTTTTAATGCCATGTTGGCACAAGGACCATTTGCGGCTTTGTTTGTATGGCTATTGTTTTCTACTAAAAAAGAGGGGACAGAACGGGAAACAAGGTTGGTAAAACAAGCTGAGGTACGTGAAACAAAGCTCATGGAGCATAACGAGCGAATGGTAATCCAACTGGAGCGAAACACAGGAACATTACAGCAGATTGAACGCAGCTTGAATGGGCTAGAGAACGAATTGCAGGAACTAAAAGAAAAGGTGGGCTGATACATGATAGAGATAGGCATAGTGATTTTGCGGTAGTAATGGCGTCAGGAGCATGGTTGAAAACACGGAGTTGGTTCCCAAACGATTACATTCCTCTCGTTACTGTTGTAATGGCAGTAACCTATAATGCTATCAATGCTTTACTGTTCGGGGGAGATTTACTCGAAGCTGGCAAGATTGCTTTTATCGAGGCAACGGCTGCTATTGGGATTCATTCGGGAGTGAAAAATTCGTTTCAGAAGGGGATGTGGAGCAATGAAACCACAAGAATTTATTGATAAGATTGCACCTAGTGCTGTAGATGACATGAAGAAAACGAGGATACCTGCGTCTCTTACGATCGCCCAGGCTATCCTTGAATCAGCATGGGGAGAAAGTGAACTAACCAAGCAAGGGAATAATTTGTTTGGCATAAAAGGAACGGGTCCAGCAGGCGTCTGTTCCATGCCTACAAAGGAGAATTATAACGGTCAATGGACAAGCATTACAGCTAATTTCCGAGCCTACAACAATTGGGGAGAATCTATCGCAGATCATTCCAAGCTAATTCTAAACGGCACAAGGGACAAGCCTACACGCTATCACGGCGTGCTAGGTGCTGATTATAAGACTGCTTGTCATGCAATCCACAAAGGAGGATATGCCACTGATCCGGGCTATCCAGGCAAGCTTATTGGATTGATTGAGAAGTACGGTTTAGCTAAATATGATAAGGAGGAATCAACGGTGAAACCAGAGGTAGCAAATGAAATTATTAGCCATTTACAGGGGCAGTGGGCTTTTTATAATCAAATGGGGATGAAGGATAAGGCATCGAGGATCGGGCAATTGGCTGATGAGCTACGTGTAGCGAGTGGACAAGAGAAGGTGAATAAGTAATAGCAACACCCCCTTCGGTTATCGATTGAAGGGGAAAGTATTTTCCTTTTTATCAACCGTGCCTTATATCCCCATAGCTAAAGCAAGGGGTTTTACGGCACGGTTGATAAAGAACTCAACCAGAAACCATAATGGCGATAATATTTTTTTTAAAAAAGCCCCTAAAGATATAGGGGCTTTCAGCGTGTAGACAAAGTCGACAGCTATTTTTTGTATCAAGTTTAGCAACAATATATTGTGTCCTTCTTTCAAGTAGACAACTAAATATGCTGGTTTAAAGATATGAAAACCCCTTTTTCACCAATAATTTCTTTGATAAAGGGGTTTGTCTACAGTCTGAAAGCCCCTAAAGATATAGGGGCTTTTGAAACCTTCAATTAAACACCTATCAGCCCACAAAAGCATGATTCCATAAACTATTGTAAATGAAATCCATAGAACAAACTACTATTTTTGGTTTGATAGTGTTTTAATCGTCAACTAGTCATTTGTAATTTCTAAGCTGCCGTTTGCACCTTTTACTGAAGCATAAACATCAATTGTTAGGATAGCCACACTACCATAAAAGTCTCGATCTAAACTATAGGTCCAAGACTTTTTAGTGCTTTTAGTCCAACCACTAGAATATGTCTCGTCAATAGTTTTACCAATAATTGTGCCACTAGTGCCCACAGCACCGTATCCTATAACTCGAACATCTGTGTTATAGTCAGTTGGTTTTCCACTACTTACGTTAGTAGTAATATCTCCCTCAATAGTATTATGCCAAATACCTAGTGCTGTATTGAGAGTACCTTTTATCGAAGCATCGAAAACATCATTGGATGCTGCACCTTTAACTTTATGTGTTTTTTCAGTATCAGTAATAGCTCTCTTTTGTCTTTGTTTACCTTCAGTTGAAGAAGTATTGGTAATCACTCTTGTTCCATGTTCCATAATAAAATCTAGATCTTCACCATCAATAGCTTCACCAATCTCATATTTATCAGCAATATCAATAAGTTTTTGGTTAATGGATTCTTCACTTGCTACTGAATAGTTCGAGCTTGTAGGAAGAGATGCCTCTGCAGCAAAAGCATTTCCAGTTAATAAAGTTAGAGATAAAGCAAAAACGGATAAAGACGGTAAAAGTTTTTTCAAGATGATTTCCTCCCTAGATATAATAAATGATATTTACAAAAAATATAATATATATAAAAATTATACTTGTAAATAAAAAGAATAAATTCCGCAAAATACCAATGATCTTAATTTAAGGCTTTACTTTTCATTGATGGTGGTAATAAAGTTATTAAATGGTGGTAATAAAGTTATTAAATGGATAACAAGGGGAGTGAAGTATCAATGTGGTCTTTTGGATATTCAGGGATTATAATTCTTATCCTAGCTATTGTAGGGATTATTTTACTTATCAAAAATCTGAACAAGAAAAAATAACCTAAGCTGACTCACTAAATAACAGGATGCAAAGCTGTAGTAGTGATGAAACTAGAAAGATTGAGTCCGGTGCAATACCGAACTCACACCTTACATGTAGCTTAAATAAATAAAGTGTCTAACTTTTCGGGGTCAGTTCAAATCCGGGCGTTTTTTTGTTGTTTGCAGCGATTAGCGTTTTTTCGATACTAAAGGTATGATCTAGTTAACTTTAATGGGGAATTGGCTGATGAGTTGAGGGTGGCTAGTGGTCAAGCTAAAAAGAATTAATAAAGACAGTTTAAAGAGCGTGCCAGTTGTGTGCTGACACGCCTTATTTTTTGTTTTAAATAAGAACATATATTCTTATTTTGGTTATAATGTGGTAAAATAAGGATAGAAACTTACTAATAAGACCCTTTAAGATTTAAAAAGGAGAACTGGGTATTTGTCACAAGCTAATACCATATATTGTATTTAATGTTATCCATTACACAAAATGTGGTATTATAAACTTTTCTTGAATAAAATGCAATACAATTAGTGACTTTTTTAAGGGGATAACTTAGAATTAAGATGAATAACGAAAGGAGGGGAAGAGTATGCCTAATGTATTTGAAGTCGCTAAATACTTTTTGAGTAAAAGTGAATTGAATACTGAACGATCCATAACCCACCTTAAGTTACAGAAACTAATTTACTATGCTCAAGCTTGGCATTTAGCTATTACAGCAGGAGACCCTTTGTTCGAAGAAAGGATAGAGGCTTGGATTCATGGCCCTGTATGTCCTGAATTGTACTATAAATATAAGCACTATGGTTTTGATGAAATTGAACCAGTTTCTATATATGAAGTGGATTGTACTAAATTCGAACGTAAAAAGATTGAGGTACTAGATATTGTATGGGAAATATATGGGGCATATAACGGAAAACATTTAGAAAAACTTACTCATCAAGAGAAACCATGGTTAGATGCTCGAAAGAAAATGGATGCTAATACTCACTCGAACGTAATTATCTCGCGCGACAGTATGAGAAAATTTTATTCTACTTTCTAGACAAGAATTATAAATTCTTGTCTAGGTTTTTGTAATGGAGTGTAGAAAATGGGATACATAAAGGCGTACTTTAATGTAACTTGTACAGGATTATTATGGGTATTATATATTGTTTATCTATCGATAGAAATTCCAATTATTTATGTATTGTCCTACATAAAGCTTCTTGTAAAAAATCCATTTATTTCAGTTGGTGTGCTCTTTGTGATTTATCTAATTTTATTTTATTTAGCTCCATTGTATATTTCGCCCATAGAATCTTCCTATTTAGATAATATATATATATTTATTGGCCTAGGAAATACTTCAAATGCGGTCATTATTCTTTCTATAGCTACTTTGCTTGCTACTTTACTACCCACAAGTTTACGATTACTTTTTTTCTCTTATGGGTCACAGCAGGCTGCTTCATCAAAAAATTTAATTATTAAAAGTCCCTCGTTCATCTTTTTCTTTATTACTGCAGTAGTTACTATTATCTATGGATTACATCTAAGTAATTTTATTTCGCAGGAGTTTTCTAAAAATCAGTTAATTATATCTCAAATTTCTTTAAGTAGAATTAAGATATGGTTTACTTTGTTAGGGATATGTCTATTCTCTGCAATTCCCATGTTTCAAGATCTACTCAGAAGTATTAACTTAAGGTTTAGATTAAATTATTTGATTACTAAAACATCTAATGATCTTGCAAACTTACCCTTCTTTATTTTCGCTTTTCAAAGGAGTATGATTTATTCAAATTTACATTTATACATTGAAAGTATTTATCAGTTATTAATTTTCGCTATTAATCAGAATATGAATAACATTCATAACGATTTATATTCTAGATGGAGACAAAAATTATATAATTTGAATTCAATACCGGTTCTCAGTTTTTCAAAACGTGTAAAAAGTGAAGTGCTTTTGAAGAAAGACCGGGATGAATATGAAAAGCTCTTTAAATCAATCTTACGTAATCATGCTAGTTTAATTGTCGTTTTATATAAAAACCATCAATTTGAAGAGGCTAAAAAAGGTATTAATAATTTTTTTGACTTGAAACCTTCATCACCAGAATTACAAGCAATATTTCTTGAAGTGCTTTTTGAATTGGCAGTTTTACTTTATGAAAATGATTATGTGGGATTTCAACCAATGTTAGATAGGCTAGAAAAACATATTGCCCAGGATACAAGTGTCAAAGTTATTTATAAATGGCTTTTAGCAAGAGCGATTTCCGAAGACAATCTTACTGCTTTAACTACTATATGCTATTCAATGCTAAACGGTTTAAATAATCTTGAACAGTTATCCAAAATGGAATTACTAATCCTTAGAATGCCAGAAGTGAAAAGTCAATTAGGAATAGATCTTGCTTCAAGAATTAGACATTCTTTAGAAAGTAATCAAGAGATAAAGAAAACACTAAACAAAATAGTTACTTTAAAAGAATATCATTTATTTATCCTACTAGAAGCTAGTTTAAAAAGTATTGAGCTAGGTAACTATGCATGTACTGGTTTTATAACAAAATTTTTGGTTGCAAATTATGAAAGTGCTATTCTTGACAAAGTGTTTTGGGACTTTGAAAATCACGGTTGTTTAGGTGAAATGCATGAAAAGGACATAATAGATATATCTTTTAAAGTTAATGATGATATTTTTGAATACTGTTTTAATAAACTCGTCTTTATTATATATGGTCATCAAAAATATGCTGTTAAGAAAAAACTTGATTTTGGATTTGTGCCAGATGTTTTTATAGATATATCACTTATAGAATGTAATTGGCTGGATTATTTAATCGAGAATATTCAAAAAGCTAGCTCTAAATATGGTCTTTCATTTCTTGAAGATGATGATTTTATGGAAAGTTTAAAAGATGAAGTTTACTATTCAATGATTGAAAAATGATTTTTTCGAAAGATTATCAGAACGAGTATTCTCGGTTTAAACATATAACAATATCGGCTCTGTCGAACCGAAGGCTTGCGTTCCTACGTGGGCTACTTTGTAGGTGAGATGGGGCTTTTACTTATTTATAAGCACAAACTCCCTCTAAGAAGCCCTAGAGGTAAGCGTAAAATAGTTCCTATCTTTCTCAAGGTGGGGACTATTCTACGCTTATTTTTCATCAATAGATGAAAATCTGTATGCTTTTTTCGGTAAGATTCAGAGATATACTTTGAATTGTAAAAGAAAGAATCATTACGAAAAAATGTAAAGGTAAATTTATCAACTAGAAAAGTGAGGAGAAAAAATGGCAAACCTAATTCAAGCTTTAGTAATTACTTCAGATCCACAGTATCCTTGGACTCCTTGTTCAGATGGTTCAAGCTCACCTGCATGTCCAGAAGATGACGATACGAAAAGAAGACGTTCAGAAGAGTTGATAAGAGAACAATATAATGATGTTAATTCGTATACTGATTCTGTGCCAAATTCATCTGTGCTTATAAATGGGGATATTACTGCCTATGGACATAATATGCCATGGAGTCCAGAACAACAGTGGGATAAAATGGGGGATTTACTTAGGATATTAAAAAAACCTTATTATTTTGGTTTAGGTAATCATGACATTGAAAATAATAAAGATAAATGTGCTTTTGATATGTGTTTTAGGACATCTATGCAAAGGTATATAAATCATGTTAAAAGTCATAATTTACCGTCATCTCAATTTGATTATAAGAGGGATTTCATTAGTGGTATGGGTTCTTCTACTACAATAGAATCAGGAAGTTTTGGTTATGCTGTAGATTTTGGACATATATATTCTATACAGTTAAATAATTTTCCTACAATGAAATCAGAATCTTCAGTGATTGGTTATACTGTAAGAATATTTGAAAATTTGAATTGGTTGGAAGAACAATTAAAAAAGGCGCGAGACAATAAGAAAATCATTATTGTTAATGTTCATAAACCTGATGATTGGGCTGGAGGACCTAATCACACATTTAAATATTTATTAAAAGAGTATCGTGTTGCGGCAGTTTTTTGTGGTCATTATCATTCTAACTGTGGGGATTATTCTTATTATACTTCTAAAGAACCTTCTTATGTTGATTATTTGGGTAAAATACCTGTTTTTTTATCGGGTAGTGCATCACAAAGCACATATTTAATTTTAGAACATGTTGAATTAAAATTAAATATATATTCAGTAAGAAACAATAACTGGAGACAGAGAAAACTAGAGAAAAGCATTCCAGTACCTGTTGTTTCTGGGCACTATAAAATTTTAACTGCTTTAAACAATTCAATGGTTTTAAGTCAAGATTCTAATGATTATAATAGAAATAAAAATATTGTATTAGCGCGAAAAAATCCAAATCTAATAGATGGTGATCAAAAATGGGTATTTGAATATGATCCAATTGAAGAGGCCTATCAAATACGAAGTTGGTATGGAACTCCTGTTATGGTTCGGAATGTTTCAGATAACAATGTTCATCTTTTACATCCATATCCACAAGAAGAAGAATATTATTGGATACTAGAATATTTAGAAAAAGAAGATTCCTATATAATAAAAAATAAACGAGATCCAAATTACGTATTGGATGTAGATGGTGGTTATGCTAATATTGATACAAATATTAAAGTATATCAACAACATGATTTGAATAGCCCATATATTAATGCTCAAAAATTCAAATTAGAAATATTATAATTTTTTGTCCTGATGTAAAAATCCAAATGATTACATTCCACTGGCTATCGTCTTTATGGCGGTAGCTTTTCATTTGTGCAATGTGCTTCTATTTGGTGGAGATTATCTTGAGGCTGGCAAGCTAGCCTTCATTGAGGCAACGGCTGCTATCGGGAAAGATAAGATTGCACCTGGTGCTGTAGATGACATGAAGAAAACAGGATACCTGCATCCCTTACAATCGCTCAGGCTATTCTTAAATCAGCTTGGGGATGGGTAGATAAGTTTGATTCTACGTTTAAACAGATCAAGTTAAAGAACGACGAGGATTTCTGGTGGATACCTGTAGAAGATGTGATTAGTGTAGAAGCCTAGCCCTAACAGTACCTCTTACATTTACATACAATGTATTGCTTGTGGGACTGTTAAACAATTTCATTTATTTACCAGAGATACCAGCTCTGTCGAACCGAAGGCTTGCGTTCCTACGTGGGCTATTTATGTGCTTTTTTACAAATGATAAAAGCATTTCAGAAATTTTTTTCATTTCTTAGGATAGTGAAAACCTGACATATATGCACGGGATATTCGCGGGATTGGAGTCAGAAAGATCATGAAATAACTAAAATTTTAATTTAAGGTTCATTTAAGGTTCAGGGATTACAATAAATTTGTAAGTTAACTGCTTAAAAAAATTAACTATGGGGAGTTTGATTCTAATGAATAAAATAGCATCAAAATGGATGATTGGGGCGTTAGCACTAGCAGTCATTGTGATAACTGTGTCTTTTATGCTAATTCAGGGACTAGCCGTTGATAAAAATATTGATAAACATGATATGAACGCCGGTTACAAGCAGGAAATAGAATTACCGGAACTATCACCAGAGGAACAGGCAGAAGTGGAACAAAGGATCAATGAATTAAAAGAACAAGGTTTAATTAAAGAAACTGTAAATCCTGATGGTACGAAATCAGCATCTTTCGGAGGCCAATGA